TACTTTATAGTGAGATTCTCCGCTTACTTTTAACACCGTGTCACCCTTCTTCGGCTCTGTATAAGCCAAGGCTGTCGGAGCTTTAGGCGTAATAGTATTTTTAATTATCACACTTAAAATATCAGTGAGGGTCCCGTCATTCCAATACCCCTTCTTTTTTAACTCTATAGATATAGGGCTTATATCAGGGACTTTACCGTCCGCTCCTTTTAAACTTTTAATCCATTCACTCTCGCTACCAGTATAACCATTGTTGACAGCTACTTGATAAGCGGATAACCCCTGTACCCCCTGTGGTCCGACTTCACCTTTAGAACCTTGTTCTCCACGTTCCCCCTTTGGACCAACGGGACCTTGAACCCCCTGTGGGCCTTGAATACCCTGCGGACCCTGAGGACCTGCGTCACCTTTATCTCCCTTAACGCCTTGACTTCCTTTTAACCCTAATCCCAATTCGAGTTTGATAGGGTCTTTCAAAATAACTTCGATTGTGTCCATGTTTTCCTCCTAATGCCAAGAAATACCGGGACTTACATACAAAGCCCCATTTAATAAGCGAGTGGCTTCTCCGTCCGGAGTTTTCTGCAATACGTCATACGTGTAAGTATTCGTAGTAGCATACGTATCTCCGTCAGTATCTATTAGAGAAGTATCCTCGTCTTTGAAATGAAATTCTACAATGCCGCCAGTAGCGTCTATAATCTCTACTTCTGCGGCTAGAATAACCTCATCATCTTCTGCCGTTCTTCGTACCTTACATTGATATTGATAACCGGTAATATTTACAGGAGTGTTATCGTGATTTTTTATCTTTAATTGAAAACGAAAATCATCGCCCTGATTAATAGTAAGGTCTTTGACGGCAGTGTTTAATTTTGGTTTTGCCATATAACCTCCTTAAATGTGTCCATTCACATCTACGGGAAAATCTTGTGTATTACTTAAATCACAAACAAAAAGGTTGAGGTAATTGTTTACATTAAATGTTCCCATACCCCTTTCGTACTTCTCTACGGTAACTTCAACAGATTTTTCATCTAATCTGATAGCTTGGAAAATGGTTATATTCCCATGTATAGGCGTTGAACGTATAAGCGTACAACCAATTAGTTCTGTATTGTATTGTCGTTTAGGTACGGCAAAATCTTCCTTTTTATATTCAACTCCGGCATGGTATATTTTGTTTACTGTATCAATAATACGCAAACAATACTTATTGCTATTAAATATAACATTCTTATTAGAGTCAAAAACCTGCATACCTAAATTGCCAGTCTTGGGAACCTTGCTAGAGTAGACATAAAATGTAANTGCAAACTCTTCCCTTTTATATTCAACTCCGGCATGGTATATTTTGTTTACTGTATCAATAATACGCAGACAATACTTATTACTATTAAATATAACATTCTTATTAGAGTCAAAAACCTGCATACCTAAATTGCCAGTCTTGGGAACTTTGCTAGAGTAGACATAAAATGTAAGTTGCTCCACCATTTTCTGCACATCTGCACCGTCTTGGTAATACAGTCGGAACGTGACTATAAAATTAGAACTCTTGTTCTCAAATACATTAAGAGAAAGAGTTTTTTCTTTAGATGATACTGCATATAAGTATGCTTCCCCTTCTTCTCTATCAAGAATAGGGATACTGATATTTACATAATATGCATAAGGGTTACTAAGATGATTGCCAACACCATAATCCAAGGCACACGCCTTACCGGAGTCTAGGGTAGCTACATAATTTGTATATTCCCCTTTTTTATTATCAAGAATGTTTGTCACCTTAATCTTATGCTTTAGATATAAACACGTATCTGTATCGTTGATTGAAGTAATATTTTCGTCATTTTTTACTTCCAAATATCTCATTAGCATACCCCCCAAAAGACAATATATGTACAAGGCTTTCCGTGTATCTTAGGGTCAGCGGTAATTTTTAATGTATTTCCCACCAAGTCAAAGTCAAACGGGGTTCTTATCCAGCCGCTAGGTAAATTAGAAGCGTTAGACCCATTCTGACAAGCGGAAACCCAACAAATTTCATTCCCTGTGACGGGAATAGTAACTTCATAATCTTCTACAGTAGAGAATACTTTCATTCCCGTCATTTTTGTAATTCGGTCAGTTATGTCCACTACAACTTTCCCCTTTTCGTCAAAGACTTGTAATCCTTGCGGCACGTCATCACCTCGTTTAAAAATTTTCTTGATTTTCTTCCATAACTTCTTCAAGAAATTTATCACTCCCATACCCCCATTCTTACACGCAGTACATTATTTTTATCGTACACTTCAATGAGGTTATCATGTATTTCTGTTCTTGCCCCTGTATCTGCCGTTCTTAGTGTTCCTATCTTAGCAGTAATAGAGGAAAGAGCGTCGACTTGCAAGTTATTTGCTTTAATGCTATAGGCGGCAATTCTATCACCTGTTATGCTACCTGTTTTTATGTTGTCAGAAGTAATAGTGCCGGCGGCAATACTTGAACCGATAATAGCACCCGTAGCTATTTGCTGTGAGGTTATAGTACCGGCTTTAATCGTATCTGCGTTAAGCGTTCCCGTCTTTATTCTATCTCCATTGATACTTCCTGCTTGCATATGTTCCGTTCTGATAGCATTAGAAGCTATATTGTTAGCTGTAACAGCGTTAGCAGATAATTTGTCTGTAGTAATAGCACCTCCGGCTATTTTTGTTCCTACTACAGCCTCGTTCCCAATATAATTAGAAACAATAACACCATTGTCAAAAACAGTTTGACTCGTAATGTGTACAGCGTTTGGAGGAATTTTCTCAGCCGTACTGATTGTAACTTCATCTGTCCACGTTCCTTCGCCAAAAGAATCATAGTAAGCTACCTTAACTTTATACGTACCGGTAGAGCAATTATAAGTGTATGCTTCATCTCCCGTTCTATGAAGTTCACCATTGATGGAGATACAAATACCTTGACAGTCCTGGGGTATTCTAGCGTACTCCACCCTTAACCCTTGGAAGATAGAAGTAACCCTAAAGTTCTGCGGTTTTAACGGCACCGGTTTACTCCACGATACACTAACAGGTTCTGAATATCTACTACCATACCCTTTGTTATAAAGGTAGGCAATACCTTCTCTAGTAGGCGGAGCCACTGTAGATTGCTCTAACTGAGTGAGTTCCAGTAATCCTACCGTACTTGAAGGGTTCTGGTCGGTACGTAATTCTGAAATATAGGTATCTGCACCTACAGGCTGTTGCCATTTCCATAAGACTCCGTCTTTATTTATGTAACAAGTGAAACCTACGGGTGAAAGTGGTACATTGTCTACATTAGAAACTTCATAGGTTAAGGTGGGAGCCTTGTCTTTTTCAGATACAGAACCAAATGAGTTCTTACCTTGTACTACGATACGATAAGCAAATCCGGCAGCCACATTTTCTAGCACATAACTGGAAAGAAGTGGTGTAGAGATAGTTCTTGAAAGTTCAACGGTACTCCAATCAATTCCCGGACGCATTTTCGTTTCGTATACATAAATGTTAGCCCCTGAATAGTTCTTCACTTTATTCGAGTTCCAAGTAAGTTCTAATGAAATTTTAGTACCTACCCGTCGCTCCTTAACTCTTAAATCTCTAAGTTGTTCCTTTATCTCAGTGGGAGCGTCTATAATAGCATTGTAAAACTTAGATACTTCTACAAACTTATCGTTTACTTCCTTGGTTAATTGTTCTAAATACTTCTTTAACAAGTAAATGAAGTTCTGCCCGTTCCCCTGCACTGTAGAAGGCAAGTCTTTAGCTTTTTCTATCTTTTTATCAATCGTTTCGTTTGCCATATTATCACCTACAATAAGTTAGTAATGGCTTGTACAAAATCGGACTCCATCTGCATATCAAAACCATGATTAGACATTGCCATGATAATGAGTATCTGTGTCACAATATCTAACAGTCCGTCATTCGTGAGGGGTAACTCATCGTTTTCCGTTTTCACAAAACGCATTTCCTTGTAGTAACGGTACGTATAAGGCAATGTACCATAACAAACCAGCTTATTCCCCTTTACGTACACGGGGGCTTGGTTTGTAGATTTATAATAATCATCAGGCAGTGGGGTTTCTTCCTGCGTTAGAGTTAAATCACCGATACATTCATAGTATCCGTTACGTAACAGCACGTGCCACACAAAATCCAAGGCGTCGTTTAAATAAGCTATCATCTCTTCTGTGGTATACCCACTATCAAGACTATCACTAAGACGCTCCTTCACCGCCGTCTGCTTGAGCAGTTCCTTGGCTGTCAGTGTTTCCACCGCCCTTTCCCTTAATTAATGAAATCGTTTCCATAATCAATCTATTGCAATGGACCTGAGTTCTAAACGGTATCTTGTCACTCATACTTGTGAAGTGAGGTTTAGTAGCAAAGTATCTAAGCACGTCGTTATTCCCGTCCCATTCACTATCTAACGGATATACATGAACACTTCCGTCTTCGTTTTCGAGATAGTTTAAAGCGTACTGTCCTTGCCATGCTATGAAATCTTCCGGCATGGTAAACCCGTTAGTAGTAAGAGTAACCGTTTTGATTATTTCAGGGTCATACGAGGTGGACATACTAATGCACAATTCGTCCATTGCGTTATTCAAGTTAAACAGTAACTCTTCGTCGGAGAATGTTAATTTCTGCATATCTCCCAATCGCTGTCTAACTCTTACTAACAGTTCTTTTACAGTCATAAGCACCACCTACACATAAAATTCCATAGGTCGCTCGATAACGGGGTAATTGTCACTTTGAGAAAGATTGTCAAGTTCATGAGAAAGCATACTGTCTAACTGGTTTTTCCCCAAGTCACCCTTGATGAGTCCCGTACCGAAACGAATCAATAATTGTGCAAAAATGCTTGGTAAATCTATTTCATCTTCCATTGTGGCTACAGGGGCAATAGTGTAATAGTATTCAATAACCCCCGGCTCGTCAATGTACAACGTATTTCTTACAATGCGATACTTACCATCATACGTCTTTTGTTCCGTTCCATCTTTTACAAGATAGTCCTTGGTGCGAATAAAGTCACTAGGTAAAGTTGCCTTTCCGTTCTTGGGAGTAACTTCCTTTTCTTTCACAATCCAGTTAGAGTCACGGTTTACCAAAGCTACATTGAGATAGCGGAGAATGGTATTAATACTTTCTATCAACTCAGGGTCTGAGTGTTTACGAGAATACATTTCCCCCAAGTTAAATAGAATGGCTGTAGCTACTTCTTGTACTCTTATCACTGCATAGCCGCCTTTCCGCCGGGGTTAGAAGTTCTAAACTCAGGGTGCCGCCACAAGAAAGCGTCCAAAGACTTTTTAGCTTCATTTTCGTCTTTACCCCTAGCTGCCATATAATTCTTCAAATAAGGGTCTGTATAGAAGTACATTCTAGGAATACGAGCCAACCTACGAGCCTTACCGCCGTGAATCATACCCGTCGTTCCATCGTTACGCATTTCCATACACTCTTTGATGACTTGGGCTTCGTCCCAACTGTGAGTAACTTTAAACTCACCCGTCTTTTTATTAATTTCAACATCGGCTTTATTCAAGCTATTCACCACCTTTTAAGTAAAAAAAAAGAGAGGGGCGTTAAGCCCCTCTTCTCTTTATTATTTATTTCTTGATACCTTTGATACGTGCAGAAGCAATCGGAGCCGTACATTCTACCGTAGCAGAACCCGTGATAACCTTCTGATTGAAAGTACCGGTACGGGGAGGATTTTCCGTGTGAATCGGAATGAGGTAACCCAACTTCCAATACTGGTATTCCATCAGGTCTACAACATCATCGGCATACATGCGGTGAGGTGTTACATCAACACGGCCAAAGTCGCTTTCCAGTATATCAATGACTTCGACCAATTCTTTCTTGGACTGTTCACGTGTTTTCTGTACGCCCTGCGTAAAGCCGGAGATGACACGTTTGTTTTTCGGCGAGCAAACGATGGAGTCAATCTTACCGCCACGTTTCCATGCCAACTGCATAGCGTCGTTCAAGAGGTCGAACGTAAGCTTACCTGCATTAGCACCGGATACAGCGTTAGCGTCTACCAAGTTCTGGTTACTGCAAACCATCTTACCTGCCGTAACAGCAGTAGAAGGCTTAATAACCGTAGCCGTAGCACCTGCCTGTGCCTCCTGTGGCGTAGAGTGTACCGTGAAGTTGTTATTATCAACTACATGTACATAGTACGGAGTGTTCGGTTTGTAGTTGCTATCCAAAGCACCACCCGTAGGAGCCGCTGCGAAGATAACGGGGTCACCGTTGAACAAGCCATGACCTGTAACAGTGCATTTACCCGTTGCGTCAATAGCCGCTACCGGCATACTAGCTTCCAAGAAGTAGCCGATACCACCGAAACGAGCCGGAGTGGAATCTTCCGCCTTAGCTTCTTTCTGATTAACGATGGCATATTCCAAGTCACGAGCAAATTCTTTGCCGGCTTTAACCATCTGGTACGCCATTTCGTCACGAACACCGTACTTTTTAATAGCCTGAGTCGTATCCGAAACGGAGTAACCTGCCATCAACTGTTGAACGTAGTTCAAACCACGAGTACGAGGACGAGCCTTCTGTACATCAAATTCAACGGCTTCAAGCGTAGCGTTGTCCATTGCCGGACGCAAGCCATCATTCAGCCATTCGTGTTTTGTGTTAGTAACACTTGTTTTACCAAAACGGTTCAAATAAAAAGTTTCGTCAGGGTTAAGAGCAGTGACGAAATCTGTAATATCCTGTACAGAGCCAACTACCTCTGCGGAACGAACTACTTTGTCTAACGTTGCCATTTAACTAAATTCCTCCTAAACGTTTAAGAGTTTGGACGCAATCATTGCCTGCTGGTCCATACTCAAACGACCTAATTTTGAATAATCAATTTTTACTTCACTTTGAGGACGGTCATTTGCCGCACTCGTAGACTCTACATGCGGAGGAGCCACTTTCTGTGGAACTACCTTCGGTGTAGATTGAACTGCTTGCTGCTGTTGCTGTTGTGCCTTAGCTTCGCTTTCAGGGATATAGCCACGACTACGGTAATACTGGTCACGGACGGCACCCATATATTCATCAATAATATCTGCGTTGTTATTTCTCAACGCCTCTTGAATCTGTACAGCTTGCTTATAAGGCAACTGTTGCAACAACTGAGTAGCTAAGTTGTCAATTTCCCTATAGTTAGGGTCTTGCGAATACTTCTGTTGAACCCTCTGCATACCGAGTTGTGCTTGGTTTCTCTGATACATTTCCGCCTTGACAGTCGCAATTTCGTCTGCAAGAGCGGCTTGGTGTATCGGATTATACTCATCAAAATCTTCACCGAGATTTTGTTTAACACGACCGATGGCATAATTAGAGAGTTGTTCATAGTATTCCTTAGGGTTGGGTTTAGTTTCTTGAACGGGCTGCTGTGTCTGCTGCATTTGAGGGTTTTGCTGTGCAAATTGTCCTTTAGCCGCTTCAAAAGCACGCCGTTCTTCTGCCAACTGTTGAGTCTTACGTGTATAGTCCGACTGCAACATATATCCCTGCCGCAACTGTTCCAATGTAACCTTTTGCGGTTCCCCGTTGATAACTACGTCGTAAAATTCAGGCTTAGGCGGTAAATCAGGATTGGGTTCCTGTTTTTCTTCATTACTTTCAGGCTGTTCTTCGACCTTTTCTGTTTGTTCTCCGTCAGGAGAGTACATATTCTGGTCTGCGAACATGTTGTCACTAAAAGTAACGTTACCGTTTTCGTCAATTTTCCAATCATAGTTATCATTTGCCTGCTCAGGCGTAGTATCGGCTTCTGTGGAGTCTGCTAAGAGTTGTTCCACGCCGACTGTATTATCAGCAGTAGGTTCTGCCGGAGCGTCCCCTTCTGCGAATAACTGTAAATCAAAGTTCAATTTGTTTTCTTCCATGTTTTCTCCTTTCACTCCCTTACGGGTTGGTGAATTTTAATGTTTTTACTGATTATCTAAGTAGGCTTGATACTGACGAGCCGCTTCTGTAGGACGGATAATACCATCATTTACCAAAGCGTTGTAAGCACGCCAGTTAAAACGTTGATTTTTAAAAGCGTTAGCTTCATCATCAGTGAATCCATAAGCCTTTTTCAGTTTTTCCGTATCCCATTCATGGTTCATACCCTCGTCAGAAGGGTTCATTAGCTTGGACCCGTCGCCAAGGTCACGTGTCTGCTGTTTCTGTGCCGCTGTCTGTGCAAGGTAACTAGCCAATTCAGGGATAGGAGCGTTATCACCATGTAAAATCTTATAAATACGTTGATTAAACCCATCAGATAACACATGAGCGTCATCTTTTTCCCTAGCCTGCTGTAAGCCATCGTAATAATCGTCAATAGCTTCTGCGTTACGAGGGAGAACTCCCTGTCCTAACCCATAATTAAGTTGAGAGGGGTCAGGGAACGTTCCTGTTTTGCCTCTAAGACCGGACGGGTCATTAGGGTCAATCCCCATAGCCCTAAATCCGGCTACACGCATAAGTTCTTTTTGAGCTTCTTCGTTACTCTGCTGTTGTGCCTTAGCTACTGTAGGATTAGAATCAAGGTTTGCCTTCTGTTCTTCTCCCGTAGTCACCTGTTTAGGCGGTGCTGCGTCAGCCGGTGCTTGAAGTAAACTCAAATTCTGCCCTAACTTAGCATATGGAGAAGTATAACTCCATGTGGCGTTAGGGTCTTTCCAGTTTATTTCCACTTTAGCAAATCACTCCTTTAGTCAAGAGGACTTACGCCCTCATTTAATTCGCATTCTGCCAATTTTCCGTCTTGGATTTTAGCCATTAACCAGTCGTTAAAAGCCTCCGACGCCACCAATTGGTTTCGGAACTCCATTACCTTGTTCTCTTGGCACGTTTTGAGGTACTCTATTATCCCCCCTTGATAATCCTCCAACCACTCCTGAATCAGAGGATAAACCAATTTGACTTGTTCCGCTTTGTCCATAGCCGTTAGGAGCCGTTGTCTGTACTGCAAATCCGTTTTGTCTATCTGTTATCCCTCCAAACAATGCTTGAATACTAGGCGGCAACTGCAATAAGTATTCCGGAGGAATAACGCCCGTTGACATGTACGTTTGCATAACTTCCGGCGGTAACGTTGCCAAAACCTGTTGTTTCATTTGTGTTTCTAAGATGGCTCTTTGTTGAATAATGGACGGGTCTGTAATATAATCCGCATAATTCTTAAATCCTGCGGCTTCAATCCATTTCTTAAAGAGATTATAAATATTTTCCGGTGTTACCACCTGCATACCGGCAGCATTTGTCTGCATTAAAGCGGTCAGAATCTGTTGTAACATCATCTGAGTGCTTTCTTTAGTAGCAATACTAATACCGGCATTAACAACCAAGTCGAAGTTCCCTTGAAGGTCATCAGGACTAATGCTAAGCTGTGTATTCGTAAGACGAATAACCGTGTCTTGGTCGATGAATTTTTGGTTTAAACCAATCAGGAACCGTAACATTTCGTAAATTCCTGTTTCTGCAAACATTCTAGCAATCAGTTCAAGACGCTGCGTCGACTGCCCCAAAATAGCTTGTATACCGCTCGCAGTTTTATTTAACGACCTTGAATCAAGCCCTTGGTTGTAACGGGTAATACCGGTTCTATTTTCCTTTTGAGTTTCAATGTATTCCAACATTTGATAGGAATACGGAGATAATTGGTTGACGGGCATAGACATAGCCACATCACTCATAGAATGATTAGCCTTTTTACGAATAACGGCACGCCCTTTGATGAAGTCATCAATATTGATAGCGTCCTCTGATAAAATCATTTTAGGGTCATTCGTAAGAGCAATGTTATGTACAATCTGCCGTGTTAAGGCTACCTTTAAATCCTGCAACTCACCAATCAAATCGGCGTAAGAACGTTTGGTCCAAATACGATGAGGGTCACGAGTAGGAGATATATCAAAGAATGGGTGTCTACCCATATAGTTTTGTTCTACACGTAGCACTGTATCGTCTACAATGGTAACAATAAGGTCCTCTAGTATACCATCACCGTTCCAGTCCAGCTTGGTATAACATTCATAGAGGTACACTTCCGTTCTTGCTTCTTCTTGTTCGGGAGTGAATCGTTGGTATTTATCCCCAATTACGTCCTCAACTTGGTCGTCATTACCAAAAATATTGGCATTGGCGGAGTTTTTCACCGTTATTTTATCTACGTTAGCATAAACCCCTTGTTGTTGCCTTTCTCTAAGGTAAGATAACGTAACTTTCTTTTTATGTGCCACAAAATTAGCGTCTTCCAACGTTTNGTTGGCGGAGTTTTTCACCGTTATTTTATCTACGTTAGCGTAAACCCCTTGCTGCTGTCGTTCTCTAAGGTAAGATAACGTAACTTTCTTTTTATGTGCTACAAAATTAGCGTCTTCCAACGTTTTAGCGTCGGAACTATATAATAATTCGGAAGAAAGGACGTTCTCAATAACCGGAGAGTTCTTTACATAGTAGGGTGTAGAATACTGTACTACGAATAAACCGTACTCGTCAGGGTCACTCACGGAAAGAATTTGCACCTTTTGCTGCTGCAAATCCTGTAAGGCACGATAATTCATCGTCTGTTCTAGGACTTGTACGTCCTCTTTGCGTTCCCAGTAGCATTTTACGATACCCATGCCGGTAATCAGAGCGTCTTTCATCCAGTTATACAACACGGGGAAGAACCGGTTCTGTCTTTGCAACTGGTATACCAGTAACTTCTGCATGATTTCGGCGTTCTTATCATCTTCTTCTGAGACGCCTTGTACCGTAACTACTTCATCGCCACCAGTAAACACTTTAATAAGAGAAGGTAAAGCCCATTCAATAGTGTCTGTAACGTCCGTTGAAACAATCGACGAATACTTGGATAATTGAGGAAATTTC